GAGCCAGTTTCAAGAGCAGGGAAAAACCTACGGCCATACAGGGCTATCTCGCTGCCCGAATCAACGACCCGCAGCGACCTTGCCGTTGCTCCGCTTGCCGTCAAGCCGTGGCTGGCTATGCTGGCTGCGATGTCGTTGGCCAGCTTGGTCATGCGCTCTACTATTTTCGCCCTAACGTCAGCCATTGTTGTCGTAGCACTTCGGGGTTAGTTCGGTGAGTTCAAGGGTCACACGAACACCGACCATGTTGGCATCAAGAAAGTCTATCACGCTATTGTAATCAAGGCGGTCAGCGATGGGCGCAAACTCGCCCGACCGGTCAAGGCGCACGATATACTCTTTGGCCACCTCAAGCATCTCGTCTATATAGCCGCCCACCTCTACACCATCAAAGTCAAGGTTGCAATGCTTGAGGAAAGCAAAGATGGCCACCCTGCTGGCGGTCACTACTGGCAGAAACTTGGTATCTATCGTGCCGTTGGTCGGCAGCGTTTCCACCACTACCACTTCGCCCATTGGGATTTTGTCGGCATGCAAGTTGACCCTGCCCCATTCATCGTAAATGTATCTGCAACCCATGTCGGTTGCTATCTGTTTGGTTGTTCTCATTTCCTTTTCCTTTCAATAACTTTTCGGTATCGTTTTTCAAACTCACCCTGTTCGTGGTCTATCTTCATACATTGATACACACGCTGCCAAGGGGTGTCAAACACCTCGTCATGGTTAACTATTCCCATGCGCTTTGCGTACCAGTCCACCACTCCGAATGTGCCGAAGTTCAAGCGGTCAATGCCAGCCATCCGCTCATCACTGGTGTTGTCACCCTGCAAGGACTGGAATAGCTTGCCAATGCGCTCCATCTCGCTTTTAATCATATTCACAACTCCCAACACATGACGTGCGGGCAATGATGCAACCCTGTCGGGATTAAGACCCACCAACTCGCTGACCAATGCGCAGCACGTCTTCAAGTAGTCGTTATCCGTTGGCGCATTCTGCAAGGCCACCAGCTTGCCGAAGGTAACCATCTGCAAGTTGCTCGGCACTTCCCTGCCACCAATATAGCTTGGCGGCGGCAGCAGGGCGAGAGCCTTGATTGTGTCGGCGGTCATGTATGGCATTAAGGCCACAAACATCACAAAGGGGTAGTTTAATCGCTCTGTGCGCATCTTGTCTATGCGCTCAAACGTGCGCTGGATACGTTGTGTTGGTTTCCTTATTCTCTTGAACATCGTTGTTAACAGATATGGCCGATGTGTGTCCTCGGGGTTGAAAATTTCTTTTGTGTCATCATGAACGTGGTGACACCATAGCGCAGAGCATCCAGTGCGTGGTTGTATTTATCGGTCGGCACGTTGATGTAGTTGCCGTTGGTATCACGTTTCCATGAGTAGTTGCGCAGTTCGTCAATCGTTCCCAATGCACCCTGCGACACATTCAGCTTGTACGACTGCACGGCGGTGATGCCCGCCACGATAGAGCCAGCACCCTTGGCAGTGGGTCGCACGTTCAAGTTCGTGAGTGCGTTAATCTCGGCAATGCTTTTCGGCTCGGACGAATCAGCTACGATGTTGCTGCCACGCATGGCTCCCGAATCCAGCAGCACGTTGGCGATGTCTTTATTGAGCATGCCAGTGTTGTAAGCCAGTTCTTCAATCCACAACTCTCCACCCGACAATGACACACGAAGAATGGCGGTCGGGTCATTCGTGAAACCGAAGTCAATGGCATAGAACTGGTTTTTGAATTGTTTGGGCATGTCGGCCACGATGGAAAAATCTTTGTAGACCAACCCCTCAACGCTGCCAGTTTCACCCAAACCATACACCCGCCACCAGTTGTTATCGCCTTTGTTGCTCTCTATCTCGGCAATCTGCATCGGGGTGAGGTGCGGGTTGTCCTTGTAGGTGGAGTGTATGAGTGCGACACCATCACGACCAAGCAGCCGCTCGTCAACCCAAAAGCGACTGCGAGGGTTGTAGTCCAACATGATGCGCTTTCTCGTTCTTACTGCAAGCTGGCGGTATATTTCGTAGTCAACAAAATAGCACTCGTTCAAGAACAGATAATCCCTTGCCGAGCCATGCACCTTGCCTTCGTTGTCTGCGCTGAAAAATTCAATGCTTGACTTGGTGGTCGGGATGGTATATAGTTTGTCTGTCGCATTCCACCATCCATCTTGCCAGTCATCCCCGACAATGGTCTTAAAGTCACGCATTGCGCCACGCTTGAGGAATGGCATCGTTTCCCCGACCACCGACACCATGATGCCGTGCTTGCGGGTGATAAGGGTATAACAAAGCTGGAGCAGCGACCACGTCTTTCCCGAGCGTGTGCCGCCTTTGTTGACCACCACCGCATTGTCACGCAGGGCAACTGCGGTTTGGTTGTAGATATTTCCAACATCACAAGTCATCCAGCGCATCTTGTGCCTCTTGGCTGACTCCGTTGTAATTCACGTTGATGACCACTTCGCCGCTTGACTCTTTGGGCAGCTCTCCAGCCAGTTGCGCCAGTGTCTTGAGGGCGTTGTGATCGCCATCTTTCAAAACTTTCTTCAGCACCGATTTCAGTGCTGCATATCTTGTCGGCAATTCAATGCCGCTCTTCTTATCCTTGACCAGTTCATCAAGAACGATTTTTGCGTAATAGCGAAATTCCTTTTTCTCCCGCTTGGCCTCGGCAGCAGCATAAGCACCCTTTTGGCGAATTTCTCTCTGCCTGCTCTCTGCTAATTGGTCAAATGGTATGAGGTTCTGCTCGTTTGCCATCTTTAAATCTTCTCCTATCAATTTTCACCCAGTCATCATTTTTCGGGTATGGTTGAGCAAGTGATTTAATCTGCTTTCTCATTGCCTTATCCATCGGCATGAGGTATTTTCTTTTGCCTTTGGTTGTGTATTTCTCTGCGTTCGGGTCATAGTATTTTTTTATAAATTCCTCTCGGCTCATACCATTTAACCCCCCCCTATTGCGCACATATTCGCTTATATTTCTGCCATGAATGCGCTTGCCTTTTATCACCCAAGATGCATCGTGTTTATTCTCAAGCATAGTGCCAACATACACCCAATTGGTGGCTTGGTATATTGTGCCAAGATGCGATTGGTCGCAGTCGGCATAAGACACAACCAATCTGCACATCGGTTTATCGTGATGCAGTTGTTTCAATGACATTGCAACGGCTTGCGATGTGTGTTCTTGTTTGCCGTTCAATGCAACACGAACAAGTTCTAATATCTGCCCTTGCACAAGACCATAGGGTTTGCCAATCTCGTTGTTTGCACCACCGCTGAATAGTACAACACCACACCATTCGTCTTTACAATTATAGACATTATAACCTTGCAGAGTGCTTGGTACACTCTTGCTATAATGAAAATGTCTGCAAGCATATGAAATAGCTTTATGTGTCGCTGGTGTCAACCTCATAGTGAAGAAATAGATGCATTATAAATTGATTCTAACGTATCTTTGTAGGATGTGATGAACTTGGTTGCATCGTTGCTTGTTGGGAACGATATGCGCACAACCACACCATCTGCATCTTCTTTTTCTGCATCAAGTTCAGTTGGTATTTCTTCCAAATCCACATCAACTCCCCACTCTCCAGCATCAATATCAAACTCGCCCTCAACCTCTGCAATCGCCTCGACATCCCACTCAAGGTCAGCCGCTGCGGTGGCATTATCCGCCAGTGCCATCTCTCTGCCTTGCTGGGTGTCAAGGTCAACGTCTGTGCGCTTGACGGCCACCAGTTTCGTGCCATCGGTTTCCACGACTATGACATCTTCCATCCCGATTTGCCCAGCGTTCTCCACGACCCCATTGCCGCCAATGATGCGGTTGTTCTTGTCAATGAGGATGCTGCGGCCAGCTCCGTTTTTCCGTAACGACTTCTCAATCAACGACATACCAAACTCCGTGTGTTTGTTGAAGTTCTTGTCGTCAAAGCGTAAGTCGCTGATTTTTACTTCTTTTGTTGCCATATGAATTTACTTTCTGCAAATATACTACTTAAAAATGAGCGTGTAAACACCAGTTAACACGCATTAACTAAAATACCCCCACGTTTTAGGGGTAACGCAGGGGTTAGTGTGGGGTCACTTCCAAAGGTAGAGTTCTGCGTAATATTTGAACATTGCATCTTCCCACTCGCTCACGTTCCAGCCCACCTTCATTTTGTAAGCTATCTTGGTGCGTGATGCGGTTGTGGTTGCCTTCTGCAAATCCTTCAACCGCTTGCGGTGTTCTTTGTGCCTCTTGCGCTCTCGTTGCAGTCGCTCCACTTCTTCAATGGTCATGCGGTCATCATCAGCCGTGATGATGTAGCCAGCTTGCGAGGCCACGACTTCCAGCTTTTTGCTGCGGATGGTGTTGTCTGTAATCTTTACCAGCCGCACACCAACTTGATAGCCTCGCCGGAGAAGATGTCGGGTGATTGTTTTCTTGCTCATTTCTTGGTCTGTCTAATTAAGTTCAACACAACCGCCGCACATGCCACAAGGACGATACCCAGCACAAGAATCAGGTCAGTCATGGGAGCCTCCTTTCTCGCCGCAGTATGTCGGTTTTCCAGACGCACTTGTTTCCGTTTTGGAAACAACTTGCGAATCTCCTTTCTCGCTCACTCCATCAAGATACTTGTCAATGGCTTTAATTGCCTTGTCTGGGATTCCTTGCGCAGTTTGGTTGTCTTGAACGTAGTCAATGACTGTACCGAGTCCATAGATGGCATACAGCTCATTCTTCGACGGGATGAAAATCGCACCAATGACTCCGAGGAAAAATGTCACAACTACTCCAGCGACAAACTTTCTAAATCCTGATGTTGGCTCAATGTCGTAACTATAATTATCCGCAGATACGATTCCAACTATCAAAAAACCGATAGCAGAAATAACAATCATCCCAATACAGAAATCATGTAGTGCGCCAGCTCGTCCTATCCAATATAGTTCGTTCATCTCTCACCTCCTTCCTCTTCTTT